TTGCTCCACCAACTGCTCTGCGTCCTGGAAAGTTATCTGCATCTGGTTCATAACCATCAACTATACGTTGAACTCTTCGTAAGAGTCCAGTATAGTATAGGTACCCATCTATTCCAGTAGTGACATTAGTGTTATATCCAAGTTTACCTAAATTAGTAATACTTGTTGCATTTACATCACTAAACTTATAAGATCTATTGCTTGGAGTTAAATATATTGAGCGTCGTTCGTCATTTAGATCATCTAATATTGCATGTGTAATTTTACGAATAGACGAGAATTTATTAGCTAGTCCCTCTATTAAATAGAAACCAGCAGTATCAACAGACATTAATCTACTTGACTCAGCTATACCTGCAGAATTAGAGATTCGAATAAAAGGTTTATAAGTAGCTATATTTGTACCTACTTCATTGACCTCAAAATTACCAATATTATTTACGCTAAACCAATTTGTGTTGACTATATTTTGAACAAAAAGTGAGTCACCTGTAGCAGCTGCATCACCTTCATATATAATGATATCGTCTATACCTTGAAGAATAACGCCCTTGTCGTAATCATTTAACATGTCATAGCTAACACCAGGTGCAATAGCACTTGATCCGCCGTAATTGCCACCTAAAATTATAGATGTTGCTGTGCTAGGTGTACCAGGAGAAAAGCTTAGAACTTGTCTGTAAAGTGAATCAGGATCTTCGGGTTTCTTAACCCAGTCGCCTATATTCAAATACTTAAATGTTCCCGCAACACCTGTAACTACATTTGTATTTGCAGTCCAAGTAGCGTACAAACTTTTATTATTAAACGGAACAGTAGTATTTAGCTCATCTGAGCCAGATTCATTAATTAATATCATCGATGAGTTATCTACAGCAAGAACTCTAAAACGTCCGTTATTGTTTGATTTAAAGGTTGAGCCACCAATGACTACATAATCATCTAGTGCTACACCGCAATCCGTAAAACGCGGCGATTCACCATCTGTTCTAGATATGCGAATCAAACTGTTAAAACCAAGTTTTTCTAATCTATATCGTGTAGGGACAAGTCCAGTTTTAATAGAAGTTGAACCTACGTTTGTCTCTGCGAAGTTGGCTCCAACTGATGCAAACGTGAATTGATTTGTAGACGTCGATGTAATTGGTCCATAACTACCATCTACTAAATTATTACTGTCTGCAATGTCTGCACTGTCGCCAGTATGCAGCATATGTGGACCATCACAAACTACTGTGACTACGTTGGCTATTCTAGACATTGAAGATATATTAGATTTTGCTGCATGAGTTAAATTCCATTTAATAATAGGAGTAGGACAAACTTGAACAGTATTAGGTACCGATACAGTAATACCTGTTCCTGCTGTAGTGGCCACATTGGACATAGTTACAGTACTGGTGCCTATATTAGTAATTTGAGTCCCCGTAGGAATACCTACTCCAGTAACATATTGACCAACGATAAGTCCAACTGTAGATGATACAGCAGTCAACATTGCAGATACAACTGTATGTGTTCCACTTCCAATTGTTATAAGATTTATAGCTGCTCCACTTGGAGTATTAGAAACTTGAAAATTTGCACCTGTTGGATTTACTACATAATATATAATTCCAGCTTGCAACCCAGAAGGTAATGTACCGGTTGAACTAAAACTAACTTGTTGATTGGCTGTAAAAGTATTAGCAAAAGTAATAGTGCTTGGTAGCGTTATATTTGCTGGTAAGAAAGTTCCAAAATTAGTATTGGCTGTAAAGGTAAGACCTACACCTATCGTAGAGGCAGTATAAGATGTGAAAGTAATTGTTGCATCACCGGCCCCACTTGTTTTTGTCAATGTACCTGATGGTGAAGTGGGTACTGGACCAGACATAGTTAATGATACACCAGGTGCAATTGTAGATAAGACAGTAAAAGTAAGACCACCGTGAGTATATGTAGCACCAGCTGTCGCATTTGCTGAAGCGACAGTGAATACTACTGGCATTGTTTTACCATATGTATTTATAACATCAATGTAATCAGAAGCATCATTTACAGCAATAATTGGTAAACCAGCAACTTCTCCATCACCAGCAGATTTAACCTTATTTCCTTGGTCCCAAGAGAGACTTGGGCCAAAAGCAAATACTTGATCACCTTCTCTTACTTGAGCAAGAGTCGCTGATCCATCATGTGTCCAGCGCCATACAAAACCAGCAGGTCTACCATATGAACCAGACACATCTGTGATTGTAAAAGCAGTTGTTGAAAGAACACCAATTGCTTTTGGATTGTAATTATATTCTATGATCCCAGATGAAGGATTAGTAACAGTAATTTTGTCAGTGTTTATAAGTCTAGAAAATCTCTTAACACCTGCATCATTTTGAATGCTAATTAAATCACCAGCATTAAATGTATCAGGAAAGGCTGGGGTTTTAACTAGTAAGAAGTTGCCATTTATATCTGAAGATACTTCAGATTCACTGACAAGATATGCTTGAGCTTTATTTGCATTTCCACCTATTACTTCAATAGAACCATCAGAGCCTAAACTCTTAGATGTTATCTGCACATTCTTACGATCTTGTGAAATTCTAACGTTAGATATAATTGGAAGCTGTGAGAGTGCTTTTTGTGTCAAGTGGTGATGAATATTTTTAACGCTAACAGGAATAAGTTTAAATTGTTCTCCAAGACTAGCTGTATCATCGTTTGGAGCAGTATCTAGGGCATATACAGATGGTGCAACAAGATTTAGAGTAAAAGTAGTCTTTAAAGTAAAGTTTGGATTTGAGTTTTGAAAGCTCTTGACCCAATTTACAGAATCATATAATTTAACATGATTTCTATCTGCAGCTACTGTAGGATTATGCCCATATCCTAGCGCTGTTGAGTTACCGCCATATACATAGATATCTTCTCTAGTTGCCTTTTCAATTGTTAAGGCACTACTTCCAACAGCTACAAGTTTTACTATCTGTCCTGCATTTACTGTAGCGGCAATGGTAGCCACATCTGTCTCTGTCAATGGAAATATTACGACGTTATTTGCATTAGCGATCAGTTCATCTGCAGGTAAAGAACCGTTTACAGATGATACTCCAAAACCAGAGGTATTAGCTGTCGCTGCTGCTGAATTACCGTTAAAGACATTAGTGATAGTGATTACGTTGCCTAAATTTGATGCAATAAAAGATAGATCAGGGTTAACATCTGCAACAGTGGCTGCTGCAACTGTAGTGGCAGAGTCACCATAATTAACTCCAGATACTCGTATAGAACGATCTGCTCCATGGAATGGTTCAGATGTACCATCATTGCCTACGTCATACCATACTGCAACAGAACCTGCTGCATCATGAAGTATGAAATATTTTCCATCAAGTGAATTATCTGCAGTGCCTGTAATTGTTGCTGGTGTGAAACCAGAAGTACCTGCAGAAGCACTTGCTAATGCTCCATTTATTAAGTTTGTAATAGTAATTTGATTTGTAATTACACCCACACTAAAAGCATTGTCAAGTGCAATAGCCTGGCCAGTCTTAGTAGCAACGTCATTGGCACTATCGCCAGTCACTACTGTTGCTACTTTAATAGCTCTATTTGCTCCATGTGGAGGTGCAACAGCACCAACGTTATCAATGTCATACCACACTGCAACAGAGCCCTGTGTATCATAAACAATAAAATAAGTTTGATGTAAGGATCCAGCAATATCCGCCACTGTATTAATAGTGAAGTTTGTTGGAGTGCCAATAATGTCAGCTACAGTTGTTACTGTAGTTACTTCAGCGGCACCAGGAGTAGTGATACTTGCACTTGGATTAAATACTCGAACCGTTAATCCGCTCTTGTTCGTTACACTAAATTGTCCAGAGTTTGATGCAGATACGCCTGAACCATCGGTAATAGATAGTACATCACCTACAGATACAGTAGCTAAAGTGCCAGCTGAGAATGTGTAGTCAAAATAATCACCGGCAGATACTGCACCATTTGGAAAGTTTGTAGCAGTGTCAGGATAAGGACCTTTTACTGCAATAGTATCGCCAGCACCTATAGTGGTAGCTCTTGCTGGACCAGATCCAAAATAGTATGAATATAAACTATAAGATGGAGTATTAATAAATGTAGTAGTTCCAGCTTGATCAGATGATGTAGGATATTCAATATTGAAACGAATCTTCTCACCATTTGGTCCATACTGAGCGGAGCGAACAAGCATCTTTCCGCCTGAACCAGCAACGCCACCGGTAGAATACCAGTTACGGGCTCTTAACCAAACAGCATAGTCACTAAAGTCCGTACCATTTACAATAGTGCCCCAAACATTCGTGTTGTTAAAATCGATGCCAGGTTCATTGTCCTGATCATTTGCAGAGAATTCTGTTGTTGTTGGCACGAATGCCCCAGGATTTGATCCTGAATTGACTATCCCTGTTCTAGACATGCGTACATCAACAGTATTGATTGTCGCATCCTTATCCATCACCACGACTATGCTGTCTTCAGATGATATGGATACTGGTCTAACAAGTTCAAATTCGTTTAACGCAATGTGATCTAATTCTGTGCGAGCTGTTGACTGTTGGGTTCCAACTTGATCGACAGCAATCTTAGCTTTTATAGTTCTAAATTGATTTCGATTATTGCCTCTAGTAAAAGATAAATAGTCATCAAAGTCAACATTAGCCGGTGTAAGTACTCCAGTTGACTGCACTGTTTCACTATAAGTGCCAGCAAAAGGAGATACATCAGGTACAGCATTAGATGATAGTGCACCTTTTACATCTGCATAGATATGTCTATCTAAAAATACATTAGTAGCTGTTGGGCTTGTAGCCTTAAATAGAGATACTAATGTCTTATCAGAGACTCTTGTAGCTATATGTGATGGATTACCAAGCTGAGCAGTATCTGTCTCAGTGAAGAAAACTGAAGCGTTACCTATAGATATAGGTATTGCTAAACTTCCACTATTTTCAGAAGTAGATGTGATTTTTATAGAATTTGATCTAAAAATAGTTGCTAACACACCTGCAACATCTTCATTTAAAGAGTTTAGAACTCCAGTTATTGGTTCTGCTGGCGGATTAGCTAAATACGATCCGCGCCAGATCTGTGGAAAACCATCTGTCTCGAAAGCTTTTATATCCAAAGAGTCTGCAATAGGAATTCCACCCTCTGTGACGGCACCATCATTGTCAACAACTACATAAGTATCTATTCCTGCTGCTGTATGATTGCCTTTCGCCTTAATCTTAAATAATCCAGAGTTTGCTGCACTGATCCAACCAGCAGTTCTTTTAACTAGATATATGAAATCACCTGGCTTTAGTGCAGCAAAAGAGTCGGCACTGTCAGATGTGATAGTCATAGTTGATCCAGATGCAAGTATAGATATATTACTGCCAATGAGTAAAGGTATAGCCTTTTTATTGCAATAAGTAGAATCAACTACAATCACCATCTCAGCTGGTCTTCCGACCCCATCAGATGAAAGATTATAATTGCCAGATGTTGTTGCAGCAGATACCGCAAAACCTTTAGCATCTTCTATGCCGGCAGAGATACTATCTCCAGCAACAATATCAGCGAGGATGCGTAGATTACCAGTCTGTCTATTTAACTCAAACTGTGCAGTTTGTCCTTGCGACTCTAGAGGTAAATTAGGAAACCATTTATTAAGTAGTGTTCCACCGCTTACGACGATAGAAGATTCTGCTCCAATTTTATTAGAGCGAATAATCATAGTTTGACTTGGTGTAGCCTCAGCAGTAAGTCCTGCGAATTTTGAATTAAATGTATCCACCCAATCTTGTAGCGACAACGATGCAAAAGAAACTGCTCCAGGAAAATCACTTAGGGCAAAGTTTCTATCTTGAGTTGGTGTATTGTCTACAGCTATAATGATATTGCCAACAGATGTGATGTTCCATTGTGCAAAAGAAGCAGTCTCTAATTCAGCACCTATTGCTTTTTCTCTAAGTAGTTCACTGTTTTTATATAATGATATATAACTGAACTCATCTGTAGGAAATTTTAAGAGTGTATTTGCATAAAGTGTAGGGTCATCAGTACTTCTTAATGGAGCTACTTGAATAATCTCTGCATCATGTGCTACTGGATATAGTAATATCCCCGTAGAATTATTAGCAAATCTAGCTTTAAATAATGTAGAGTTTGTGTTTATTACTATAATGATCTCAGACAGAGTTGCTGCAGATATATTTAAGAACTGAGTAGAGTCAAAGTATATTGTCTCTTCTTGACCATCTACACTTACTCTTAAAAAAGATCCCTCAACAATTGTAAATGGTCCTTCATCTACATTTATCACTTGTGGACGAGGTAGAGGATAGTTTGCTAGTTGCAAAAATTCCTCACTACCTATTGCATTATTAAGTAATTTATCAACCGATTGTCCAGTAAAAGACGGTTGAAATCCACTACCATCATCAATGTATAGAATAGAAGGATCACCAACTTTAATTGGTTCTGTAATGACCGCAGAGGCCACTTGATTACTATCATCTGGATCAGATACACCGATAACTGCAGAAATTATGCTTGGAGCAGTTCCTCTAGCTAAAGTGATAGAGTACGACTTAAGTCTGTTTCGTAACTCTACATCTGTCTCTATGTCTCGACCACTTGAGAAGGCAGAAGTGTTTGATACTCCTGCTCCAGAGAATGGAGGTGCATCAAAATTAGTAATAGTATTGATCCCAGCATTTCCTAGTGATCCTGCTACAATAGCTATAACCTCTACACCAGATACTTTATCTTCACCAGAAGGAATAATTGCATCGCGCAGCGTTATATAATTAACTTCAGGATTTTGGTTGTTAGCTGGAATTTTTACTAAAGTACCAGCTGATATAGAGCGATCAGGTTCACCCTGTGAATCTATAACAGAATCAGATATTAAATGATCTTTTTGAAGAGCTGAACCAAGTGTGATCTCTGAGTATGTTGGAAATGCCACTATACTTGTATAAGCAACTGGCCCTTCAAAAGATTGAGTACCGCGACCAATATATAAATTACCAGTAGGCGACCATCCAGTTGTATTATTGACATATATCTTAGTTTGTCCAGCAATAGGCGCTGGTTTAATAACATATAGCCCAGTGCTTCGTTTTGTAATATTGGTATTATATATGTCAACTAATCCAGAGGCCTTAATAGCTGTTCTTCGAGAAAGTCCAAAATCTCCAGCTTTAGCATCTAGATCATTATTTTTAACAGCGTCAATATTAAGTAACTCTAGAACATTAAGAATTGCAGTATTATTTTCAAAGTCATTTGATGCTGCAGCTTCAAGTAGTGTCAGCAACACTGATCCGGCATTTAAGTCATTAAGCGGCGTTTCCGCAATAATTTTACGGACCATGTCGCCCAATATCTGATTAAAACTCTTGATTTCTATGGCCATTATTTACCCTACTTAACTTAACCTTATTATACAACTTTAATTGTTGTTTACTGTAAAGCTTATGGGAATAACTTGATTTCCGCCAGCCAACCTAACAGTAAGATTTATAATTATTGCCGCAACACCTTCATTTGTGCCACTATTAACTAAATAGTCAACAGTTAGGTTCTCTATTCTATCGAACCTGCTATCGGCGCCTACTTGTTCAACTATGGACTGAGTTATTAGGTCTACTGTATCATCAATATTGGTGTTTTTAGTACCTAGTACATTAACAAGACCAAAAGTCGAATGATACCTAAGTGAACCCAATTCAGTTATAATCTTTAGTTTTATGGCTTGAACAGCATTTTCAAGCCCATAACTTAACTTAACATCGCTATTCGGTGTAAATACCAATTCACCATTAGTATCTATAAAAAGATCAATTTTTGCTCTTTTTTCATCTTCTGGACTTTTCGCTAAAAACCAAGGAACCTCGTCTTGTCTGTCATCGGGTAGTGGATCGGTAGTAGGTATTAGTACAAAAAATGAACTATTTACTGTATTTGGTTGAAAAACTCTTATATGCGCACTATCAATCAGTTTATATATATCAAGATTTAATTCCCCATCTAATTCTAGAATTATCTCTCCAGAGATAGGTACTTCTCTAATGTTTATAATAGTTCTTTGATCCACTGTTCTTTCAACATTAGATTGTAAAAAAACCGGTTGATTTATATATAATTTACCTATGTTTAGTTGACCAGATAAATCGGTTCCTGCAATATTTATTTGATTTCCATTTCCATTAGATAATAGAGATATTTGCTGTCCAACTTCATCAATATATGGTGGTTTTAGACCATTTGCTATAGCTATATCTATCCATTTGTCAGGATCACCTAGATGGCGCTTTGCAAGGATTTGTAGACTCTCGCCATAATTTAATCTCACTAATTTTCCAGATTTATACTGTCCAATATTTACATCTGGATTATTGGCATTTGCTCTTGCTAAGGCAAACGGATCTAATGCTGTATCTACTGCAAATAAGTTAGCTAATATAAAGTCAATTGTCTTTAAGGACCCTTGGAGTGTCAGTAGGTAATTTATATCTACTATGGTTGCATTACTTTGTGCAGCAATTGGACTCTTATTAAATACTGCATTATAATCTTGATCACCTAAACCATAAATATCAGTAATTCTATCTCTATAATCTGTTATGTTTTTCTTAGCTAATAAGAAATCATTTTTTGAAAATATCGATATTCTAGCTATCTCATTGTCAATAATTTTTTGTTCTTCATTTGTTAAGTTAATTGAATTTATATCAATTATATCAAAAACAGCAGAAAATCTATGGAATATCTGCCCGTCCGAGAATGGATTTATTCTATTTGATATATTTCTTTGAAATTCTATAAATTTTGTAAACTCTTTTATTTGATCATTTAAAAAATCAGGGTTTGGGTTTTGTTTTATTTTACTAGAAATATTGGACTTTATAAATTCCCAACTATTTTTAAAGTATGTCCATCTAAGCGGAATAATAGATGGTATATCAGATAGTACTAAATTTTCTCCAGCTCTTATCTTTAGCCAAGAATTTACATCTGCTATACTTGAGTATGCTTCATCAAGTGTTGCCATTATCTACCCAACTGATTTATGCCGCCGACAGCAGATCCAATGATGGATTTTGCAGCGCGTGATAAAGATTTAATAGAACCGAGAATAGAAGATGAATCTATGCCATTAAGCCCAAGATCTTTCAAGCGTTGACTTAGATCTTCATCTATAGGACTAGTAATAGAGCGTATATTGTATCCTCTTAGCTGAATTGAATAATTATATAACATAGGATTATCGGAAGATCTTTTCATAGTAAAGTTTCTAACTACTACATCATATTGATTATTATCTTTATAGTTAAAAAATGTCAATGGATGCGAACCACGAATTCCCGTGTTACCCGCTGTACCTGCTGCATCTTTTTTATACTGTAATAAAAATCTATATAAATTATGAAATGCTACATATCCACTATTCTCTTCTGCAAGACCAATTCTAGCTTTAGGCGCACCGCTCACAAGATCACTTGCTTTCTTTTTCAGTTGATTATATGCATTAAGAGTTTTTGCAAAGAAACCACCTGCTGAAATAGTATCTGCTATCGCTATAGTTGATCTTCCAAGTTTTTTAACATTTGGATATGCTTCTGCAGGTTCACCTTCATAAGGACCAGCAAAGCGAGGTGCCATCCCAGTAGTTCCTTCAATAGATATATCAAAGTATCTTACCTCAGAGTGTTCTTCTACTGTGCCATAAAGTGTAGATATAGCATTTGTTGCAAAATTAGTAGATATAGCTAGATTACTAGGAGAGATGGGAAGAAACATGGTTATGATACTACCATTTCGCCTAGTTGCCTTAAAACCATAAGGTTTAGCTGTGTACCAGTTTTTACTCTCTAACGCATAAGTTAAAGCATTAGGATTGTTTAACAAACCCTCTAAATTGGTCCCATTATTGGTTAAATCATCACTAGGTCGCCCTAAAGATGATGTACTGGGTTTAGGATTTTTAAATCTATCTGTAAGGTCTGATATTGTAAATGCCATATGTCAATTATATAGCGATCTCACTTAAGTTAAAGTGAACCGGTTATTTCCTTTATTTTAGACTGAACACCCGTAACACCTGGCCACTGTGGAGTAGACATCAATGGAGTACATGGTCCAACAGGCGATATTGGTGTTACTTTACCCATTGCGTCAATTAGTTTTGATAATTGATCCAATAGCTCAATGCCTGATTTGCCTATAGCAACCTTAGGACTATTGATTTTTACGAACTTAGATGCCTCTAATTTAAACTCTTTAGTTTTTCCGTTTATATTATCATCTGAGGTGATGTTTAGGATCTTGCATTTAAGTTCAACTTTTTCGCCCTTTTTAGTCATAGTGAGCTTAATCTTCCCAGAGTTTATTTCTACTGTGCCTTTTGGCTTATCTATTCTAAAATTTTGTAGATCAGATTCAGCCTTATCATTTATCTCAAAGCTGCCAGTTTTATCAAACATTAAGAAAGAGCCACCAACTTTTTTATCATATTCAGGGGCAGGAAGTTTTTTATCAGGAATCTCATCTAATTTTTTAATATTAGTAGGAATAGCTTTAAAAGTGACTTTATATTCACCATTCTCATTGATAACTGTTTCAATGCCATTAAACTCTGATTGATACTGGGGTCCCTTAGTAATATCAATAGTGCTCTTTCTTGCTGGATGTGTCAGTCCACCTAATATTATGGCTTCTCGTGCTTCCCCATTAAGGAATGCTATGAGCACTACATCTCCAGCTTTTGCCTCAAATGAACTAGTTGTGTCAGGTTTATCATCGAATCTATATCCATGATTAACTATATCTTCGTAGTTGAAAGCTCCACCAAAACGCCTCATTGTGCGTGCATTCAGCTCAATGGCATCATTTCTATCACGAACTTGAACTAGATAGCGTATATCAGATGTCCTTGTGTCTCTAAAAACTTTTTTAACAATGGCAAGGCGTAAATAAGGATCTTTGTGCTCAACTGCACTAAATGCACTTGAATTTTGCCATATTGAGCTATCTTTAACTATAGAAAATGGATTGCGCATTATGTCCCGCCATTCTTTAATTTATCAGGGTCATTTACATCAGATGTGCTGTTTACGTTTCTAACATTTCTATCATCCTTATGTCCCATAAGAGCAGGTGTTTGATCAAGTGCTCCACCTTCAGTTGCTTTTATATTATTATTGTTATCAACAGAGATGCCTCTTACAAAATTTATCACAGTTCTATATGAACGTGCTCCATCTTGACCGACACTAAAAGCATGAGACACTGACTCAACATGAGCAAGAATGTACCCGTTTTGTTTTTTTTGATTACTATAGGCATTTAAGTTTGTATTTGGATTTAATAGTCCAGCGCTAAATCTTATATTATTGCCAACAGCTATATACTCTGTTGTTCCATGGATGGAAATCGTACCATTCAGTGTTAAGTGAGTGTTAAAGTACCACTTTCGTAATAATTTAGACCAAACTTCTAGTTGATCCCAATCAATCTTTATATCATTGGTTTCTTTTTTTTTACTTAAAGCGCTAGATGGAAACTGCTTAGTATTAAAAATTAGAGGTCTAAAACCTTCACGCTTAAATGCTTCTCTATCAAATGATTGAGCTTTTTGTTTATAACAATTTTCAAAAATTGCAAACTCTTGAAAATCAGGTTTTATTTCAATGAAGTTGAACTTATCTCTCCAGTTCGTGCCAGCATTCACTGAGATAACTTCATCATCTTCTAATGAGTGTATTTGCACCCATTGGAATGGAGAAATTAATCCACCAATTTCTCCATTGGATTTTCTTATAGACTTTAAATCCGATTTTACTGAAGCATCTTTTTTAATTGAATTGGGCGTATTTGTAAAAGAAATATTTTCAAATTGATCATACGCAAAAGGTTTTATTCTATTAAATAAAACTAACTGTAATCCTTTATCTACCCACTTCATCTCACAAAACATTTCATTTAGAGTTGAATTACTATTTTCTAAAAGAATTTGCCAAAGCGTATGTGTACCTTGTAAACTAAAAGGATTTACATAACCTATTGCTTCATTAGAGTCTTCATATGTGTCTTCATCTACAAGAACTCCAGTCTGAAGGTTCAATAATCTATTTATAGAGGCATCAGCCTTCTTGTTACCTTTTAGGTCAACAAAATTGAAAAATTCTAACATTTTAGCAGGTAACTTAAACTCATAGACACTGCTTGGAAGACGACCTACTTCTTTTCCCGCCTCTTCTAGGCCTTTACCCAAATCTTTACCCATCACAGCAAGAAGTCCAGTTAAATTTAAAGTAACACCTTGTGGAACTGGAGATCCATTTTTTCCAAATAAAATATTTTGTATTGCCAATGCTGCAAGATTTCTTTGATCTAACACATCTCCTGCTGAGATTAAATTATCAATATATAGTGCAGAGTTAAAAATATGTCCCCAATCTATCCCAGAAACATAATACAATGTCCTCCGCTCTCCGTCTTCGCCAGCTTGAGTTTCACATCTAACTGTCTCTATGCGCCCTATCATCTTTACATGATCTTTATTTGCCTTTTTTAAGCTTTCTTTTGTAATTGGCTTATTAGACATCAAGATACAGCACCAGCTACCAGCTGTTAGAGATGAAACCCAATTTCTATAGGGAGCTAAAACTAGATTAAATTCACCATCGGGCTTACCTTTTGACTTAGATGTCTGAATAGAAACACAAGATAGTGTGCTTATAATTGTTTCTTCTATTCCATCTTGCGAATCAACACCTGTGGCATCGAATTCACCATTAGGAAGTCTAATGCGATCAGCATAGTTCCATACTATGACAGCAGCATGTGGGGTTTTTATCTTATACTGCCCCATTATTTTTTACCTTTAAATTTATCTAAGACGCTTGTCATAGCTTCTGGAACCAAAGCCATGCCGTTACTGATTAACCCTGCAGCTTTTAACATCTCCGCTGATGCCTCTGTATATTTAGTAGTTGCTTCTTGAAAAGGAACAGCTACTGCTTTGAACTCTGTTGTCATTGCTTTTGCCATTTCTCCAGCAGCACTAGCGTATTTTTCTTCGTTCTTTGTTCCATCTTTTGCATATTGTTGCGTGAATGTAGTTAATGTTGCTAGTGCAGTTTTGAAACCACCTAGTTGTGTAGCAGCAGAAGCTGCTGCCTCTGCAACTTGCGAAAATCCACTAGTTCTTAGTGCATCAAGTTGTTCTTTAAGATTATCACTTTTTCCATCACCAGTGAGACCTTTTCCAACTCCACCGTCATTAACTGGTTTGCTTACGCCAAGTATTTCTCTTATACCTTCGCCGCCGCCGGTTCGACCGCTTGTTGCCATCGTTTGATTGAATGATTGAAGTAATCCTGCTTTTTCTAACGCTGCAATTGCTCCCTTATCAGTTCCTGCTTTATTAATAATATCAACGTATTTTTCAGCATCTTCAGTCTGAAGACCAGAACCAGTTTTACCTCTTACAAGTTCAATCTGATTCTGTTTAAGCATTTTTTTATTAAAATCTAATGCACTGCCTTCATAACTAGTTACGCCTTTATCTTTCCAATAAGCTGCTGCACTAGCTTCAGTAGTTAGTCCCTTTAATGTGGCTGTATCACCAAATTGTTGTGCTATTATTGCTTCTGTATGACTTACTCCAGTCCTTCTTCTAATTCCAGATGTAGCTAACATATCATTCCAGTTTGCACCAACGCCCGTTGTCTGGGATCTTGTAACCTCTGCTGCCGTTGCTGCTTGACGTAATGCAGCCTCTTTATTAGCCATATCCATGTTCATGCCAGCGCCTAGCATAGTTGCTGCTGCTGCTGTTGTATCTATACCTACAGCAGCTCCACTACTAGCTTGAACCATTTGAGCTGTATATTGGACCAATGTGTCTAATCCTTTCGATTTATCTAAACCAGCAGTGACGGCAGCAGTAAGTACTGCTTCCATTCCCTCTTTAGGTTGATTTGCTCCAGCACCAGCCAATGCTGCCATTCTTTGCATATTCTGTGCTGTAGAGCCAAAACCTTTTCGTTCTAAATTTCTTGAAGCATATATCTGCTCTGTATCAAATGTCGACCCAATATCATTTACACCTTGTTGAGCTGCAGCAGCAAATTGTTCAGGACTCATACCTGCTTTACCCATTCTTGTCAAATTAGCATCGGCTGTAGTATTTGATAAAAATGTGTTTGCACCAGTTCCCATGCCTTGGGCAACTGTATCCATGCCTGTATAAAAATTACGAAGCCCTTGTGCTTGCTCAGCTCCAACTTTCTGCAATGCCATTCTGGCTTGCATATCTAAATTTGCACCAGCTATTCCTGCCTGATTAGCAGAGAGTCTCTTTTCTGCATCCATTGTAGAGGATGCATAACCCAATCCTCCTTGCACTGCATTATTTACACCTGCTAACGTTAAGGTCCCAGCTTCCGATCCAAGAAGTCCACCAGATGCACCCTGTACTCCCATTTGTTCTATGCCCATAGCAGCCTGATCAATACCTGCTACAGTTTGTATGCCGGCGCCAATTTGATTCGCACCAACAGAAATACTAGCACCTTGACTAACTTGTTTACCAAACTTTTCAGCATTGCCCCATTGACTTAATGCTAATTGAGAGGCGACGTCTCCACCACGAGCAGCCTTATACATGTTATATTGATCATTGGCAAGATTTGCAGCTCCAAGTATATTACTTCGCTGCTGCATTGGCTGACTAACCAATAAATTTGTTGCCCCAGCACCAAATGCATTAAATGTTCCAGCAATCGAGTTAAGACCTGCAATTCGATTACCTCTTCCTTCATTATTAGCTGCTTGAGCTTCATTAAGTGTGCCTATTGCATCGGTCCTAGCTTTAACTTTTGATTCTATAGCTCCTCTTTCTGCATCTGTGGCAGCACCTAACTTCTTCATGTCTTCGGCAAGAGCATCCATTTCTTTTTTTAATTGAGCAGTTATATCACCTAATTTTATAGATTTTGATCCGCCACTTTCAGCATCTGCTATATTAACTTGTCCAGTGCTCTGCCAACCTTGAATTCTTTCATTCTGCAATGCTTGAGAGCGATATTTCCAAGAAGTTTCTTGTTGAGATCTTGGATCCATGCCAAAAGATTTTCTACGCTCCATTTCTAGGGCTATAGCTGCTGAAGTACTTGCATCACTTCTAAATTGTCCATGTAAATCTTCTATTTTTTTAAGTTGTGCTTCAGAACCTAATTGATTAGTGTTTATGGTTCTACCACTGAAAGTTCCTACGGCCATACCTTTAGCTTGATGTTGATAAACTAATTGTCTCTCACTTATTTGCCTTTGTTGTGCAACAAGATCTGCAGCAGGAGCATTCATGTATGCTGATGAGGCAGCAATATTTGCAGTAGAGTACATTTGCCCACCAACTAAACTGTTCATTGCTGTGCTTGAAAATTCTTGGGCAATTTGATTTGCATATTGAGTATTGGCACGATTTAAGTGTGATTCAGATCTAGTGCGCTGACGTAGCATTGCTTTATCTAGGGCAATAGCTGATGGTATACGTTTACCTACGCCAGCAGGTAAGAGCTCTTCTGGAAGAGAGAGAATACTAGAGTAGCGATCGATGGAACGAGCATCATTTAATTGCTCTGCAGTGGGAGTCTTTAAGTTTCTAGCTATATCTGCTGCTAATAACCTAACTTTTGATACACCATTAGGTGAACTACCATCATCTGAACTGTTCATATCTGCCATAACTACCTATTAAAGTCTTCTTCTATGTCTTCACCAAAGCTTTCACCGTAGACTTCTTTTGCTTTTTGTATCTGTTCTTCCATCCAAGCAATATTAGCCTCATCTTTAGTAGGATCCTTAACTGACTCTAATTCAGACTTAGTTACTTCATCTCTCAGAGCTTCTAACTCTTTCTTTTCTTCTTGTTCAGCCCAGTCTAATAGATTCTGTTCTTTCTCCATTTCTATCTTATCATCTTCTAACTCAAGTTTTTCATCAATAGCTTTGATTCGCTCTATACGATCATAGAACTCATAGAGTAGTTCCTCTAAAGTATAACTTAATAATATTGGATCTTTTAATGGACGATTATATGTACGAGACCACCAACTCTGGAGAAATAACAAAAGCTGTTCTTCGGTATCTAAGTCAGACCTAGCATTATAGGCTGCAATACTTTTTATGGCGTCGACGATTGAGGTATTGGATCTGCTGTCTTCTTTGTCTTCTTCTTTAGTTCTTCTTTCCATTCGATTTCAGCCTCCTCAACTTTACGATATAAGGCGACAATGGCATCCTCATCATCAATAAGAGTTCCACCATTGCTTTGTTTCCACCACTCTGGTGCATCTACTATCTTTGCACGTAGATTAGAAAGAATTATTGCTAGACCAGCTAAGTCATCTGTTGGATTAGGATAGTTACCTAATAGGCGAGTTTTCTCTAGAGAAAGAGCATGTTTTTGACCAATATTTAATACACATAAGACAGTAAAACGTCCTTTGTATTCTTTTTCCATCATTTCGCCAACATGCTCAAATTCGAATGTTCTTTCTTTATTTGGTAAATCCATATAGCATATACTCCTTAACAAGTATTATTATACCCATAAAAAGCTAATAGACTATATTATGCTATATTTCCAGTGCCCGGAAATCTTGGACCATTGTCGGCCGGTAACGTAATTGACTTTGTTTTTCGACTTGCTGGTTGAGCAGTTTCTTTAGCTTTAGGTTCAGCTAATTCAGGTGGGCGCTCATCTTGGAAACCAATAGCTTTCCATGTAAGTTGAACACTAGCTAAAGAGTCAACTTTAATATCTTCAGATCTAGAGGTTATCATAGCCTTACTAGTGTAAAACAATAGTTGATCTGAAGCAGAATCTCTTACTTCAATAGTTATATATTGTTGAAAAAGAAAATTAAGAGCATCTGGTTGCCAAAGTTCAGTTCCCGCGCTTTGACCGGGGATATGTAGTGCAGAAAGTGATCCCTCAACACTGACTCTTTGTGGAGCCAATTCGTGAGGAAAATAGTCGTCTATAGTTGTAATTTCAGTAACCTGAGTGCTAATTCTCCAAGAAATACCAAATGCAAAAGCAGATAGTTTTCCATTGATCTTTAATAGACATCGCGCGCCAGAAGCATATTTGGCAGAGGACTTAGTAGAAAATACACCACTAGCATTACTAGCAACGTTATCTAAAAGTCTTTGCCCGTTAGAGGGGCGATTGTTAAAACCAGACATCTTATTCCTTAGAAGTGTTGACCTTGACCAGAGAAATCTGCTACAAAACTATCTTCATCGGCATATAGTGCTATAAAGTCAAATCGTTGTGTACCAACACCTTTCTTAGATAGTGAGAAATCTGCCTTTGTAATTCTGCAATTTCTTATTTTAGCTACACCAACTGAGTCTGCAGAGGTTTTAGTTTTAGTCTTTTGATATATCTCAATGTCAAAAGTTACTCCATTTGAGAACTTACTTGGATCTAGAGCTTCATTTGCTCGACCATCATTTCCAATACCGTTTCTAGCAAGAAAATCACCGACTTTGCCGCCCCAAACTCCGCCCCAATTACCGACACCATTACCAGCATCGTTTGCTGCAACTCCATTAGGAGGAGTTCCACCGACACCAGATTTAGCATCTTTTGCATATCTAATTATGGTAAAACTGCCAGAGACAGAGTAACCAAGTGGCTCTACTGAAGAACCTTCGTACATACCGAGAATTTTAGGAGTCTGAGTTAAGACTTGAACTGAGTATGATATATCAGTGCAAAAGGCCAATGTTTTATCATTTAGCTTAATCTTTGCATTTCCGCCACTTATAAAGAAAGGTTTAATTCCAGACATATCACTTTATTATACATTAAGTTAAGTTAATTATTTGGTACAATAAAATTATGATTACCGCAACCTATCTAGCCACTGCAACAGCAATTAATACAGCTCTATCTACTGCCGGTATCACTACAGTGACCTTCAGTAGACAATCAACTACGATTAATGCAGTACTTTATGATAATTTACTTAGTTACATTGGTTATTATTTAGAATCTGATACTTTGAAACTTCATTCCATTATTGCTTCTGAATTGGCTAAAACTGGCGAATGGAGTACCATTAAATCTCCTAACAGAACAGTTGCACCTCCTGTTAATCCAGCTGATGATCATTATCTTACACTTAATGGGTACTATATTAGTAATACGGACCTTCCTGCATCAACGGTCGCAGATAATCAGTTTAAGACTGATGTTGAGGCCGCTACAAAAGTATTATCAACAACGATACAGTCTAAAGCTAGACCTGGTGGTTTTACCAGTACAACTTCTGAAGTTGTAACCTTTACAGTAGTAGAGTCTCCAACAGGAACCAAAACGATTAATGCCTCTGTTGCATTAGTTATAGTTAAGCCATAATAAAAAAGGGCCAATAAGCCCTTTTTAACTTCATTATATTATTATATATCTATGATGATAGATCTGTATCGCCAGAAGATGAAACATCAAACGAATCGTCATCCGCTAAAATACCTACAAAAGATAGTTGATCAACTAACATTCCACGCTTATTTAATGAAGCGCTCTTGCGAGTAAAACGACAATCTTTGATAGTGATAAACTCAACAGACTCAGTTGTAGTTGCTGATCCACCAGCTGCAGTAGCTGCAACTTGTTCTTTTTGAAATACAGCTAGATCCCATGTTTGTGAGAACAAGATATTTCCAGGATTAATTTCATCAGCTGCGTTTCCACCAGTTGTATAGTTAACTTTACCTAGACCATTACCGCCTGTATTTGTTCCAGGCATGCCATTAGTTTTAGCTATAGCTGTATATCGAACTACGCTTAGCGAACCTGCTACAGAGTAATTTACTGGTTCGTTAGAGACAGTTTCGTAGCGACCCATTGTCTCGATAGGGATAGTATCTACTGCTACTTGATATGATACATCTGCAGCATAAGCGAAGGTCTTTCCACCTATCTTAATCTTTGCATTTGCACCCGTAATAAATGAGGGCTTTCTTCCTGCCATAAATCTTCCTTTTTGGTCTTGCGGCTGACCATTACCATTCGTTTTTTTATGAATTACACTATGTAACTCATAATAGTACTATACACTATATTAGGTTAAAGCAAAAGGCTACCTTTTGGGTAGTCTTTGCACTCAGTAGCCTAAGCACCTGAGGGGGTAATTTATTTATTATCTAATTTCCACTGACCATTAGCGTCAAGCTTACACATTTCTTTTTTAACCATACGCATAGCTTCTTTTTCAGATAGTTTAGGCGGATGATCTTCTGGGGGTGGGGGCGGAGGAAGTGCAGCTTTTTTGGCTTTTTGAAGCTCTTCAATAAGTTTAATCAGTTTATTCTCTATGCTCATGTTCCTACCTAATTATTTAAAAAAGGGACCGTATGATCCCTTTTATATTTTATTATTACGCTGTAGCTGTAGCTCTTTGTAGAGTGATATCAGCCAAGATGAAGTCGATACCTTCTACTAACTTAACTACAACAGAAACGTTTACAGTGTTCCCATTGATTTGAACAACTAGTTGTTTAAAACCGTTCTTCGCATCAGAAGTACTAACAGTAATTCCTTGTGCCAAATAAGTAGACAAGATAGCTTCGCAAGTTGATTTAATCTCAGCAGCAGAAACAGTATTCTTCAATCCAATATAGATATTCTCTAATTGAGTGCGGAAGTCATAAGCTAATACATCGGCTGCATACATAACATGACCGCGATTGTAAACCCAGTTGCCATCTTTTCCATAAGTTGTATTATCAACAACTAGACGGAAACCGCCACTTTGAGGAGCTTCCCAAAAGCTGATACCTGCTTGGATACCATTGTCGAATTGTGTATCTGGATCAAAGTCAATAACGATATCTTGTTCAGCAGTTGACATAGATTGTGCAGTTTGACGAATACCAGACATATTAAAGTACTTAAATGTCATTGGGTTTCCAACTGGAGAACCGCCGCGAGCACCTGCAAGAAGTGCAGAACCAGCCCAAGGTTGAAACCACTTGATAACACCTTGTGCATCAATATTTCTAATATCTTGAATACACAATTGAGCTCTTGCAAACGCAATACCAATTGCTTTTGCTTTACAGTTAGCATATGTATCTTTAACAGATAAATATCCTTGTCGCTCAGAACGTTTCTTAGTGGTAGACATTAAACTTAAGTGAGTCTTAACTGCTTGATGAATTCCATCAATAGTATAAGTAGAAGCAGTGTCAGTCATATTATCAGAAATATCAGATGTAGCATTACGAGAGAAGAGAGGGACAATGCTATTTACACGTACTTTTTCAAATTTAGCTAATGCATCAGTGATGTCTGATGTTAATGTTGCACCAAGAACTCCACCAGCAAGAAATGTTTCAGCTAACGCTGCAGGAAGACCTGTATTCGCAGGAGAAACGAGTGATGCAATTTGCGATTGTGCAAACATTTGTTGAACTTCATATGCATCCATTTTAACAGCAGCACCGCCAGTCGCTGACAATGCAGTAACATGATCAAGAACACTAACAGGTAAGCGAGAATCGATACCTGCACCTAACACTGCAGTCCATCCACTAAGAAGACCAATATCTGCAGCAAGATCGCCAACGCTATTGTAACCAGCTTTTAATAGATCAGTTGTAGTTGCACCATCAAACAGGGATACTTTTGTGTCGTCGATTGTTACAGTAGAAGCACCAGCATGAGTAATTGTCATTACTATGTTACCACCAACTGTTGCACTTTCAACCAATGTATCTCTTTTTTGAGATAATGTAATTGTTCGTGTAAGACCAGCACCTACAATTTTAACAGTAATTCTGTTTCCACCAACACCATGCTCTAATGCACGAACTGTTCCGTAAGAAGCAGCTAGTACTAATTGAGCGCGAATAGATGCATTTGTTTTATAAATATAAACAGCTTGAGCACCGCCAGGAATTGCACCATCTGCTCCAGGAGCAAATAAGAAGTTACAAGCATCAACAATGTTTCCACTACGATATTTCGCACGAATTGCTGGAAGTTCATCTGGACCAAATACGTTGTTTGCAATATTTGTTTCATCAGCTCCAGGTTCGCCAGCATCAGCTTCACCAAAGAGTGCAATAAGACCAGTTGGACTTAGAGGAAAGCCGCCACCAAGATCGATTGACGTCTTAGAGTAGGCACCCGGCTTAAAAATCGTTGCACCATTAAAACTTACATTTATTGCCATTTTATATCTCCTGAATCAAATCTTATGACCTAATTATAACATAAGCGTATAGTTAGGATCTAGTTTAGTTTAATGCCATACTTATTTAAAGCACTATCGAATTCTTCCATTGTAGCAGTGTCTCTAATCTTACGGGCACTAAAGTCAGCCCTTAAGATCTCTTTGTGATGATGGGCTGGAATCTTACTACTTCGTAGAGCATACCAACTATCAAAGTCAGTTGTCGACTCTTCTTTTTTAGGTGTACTTTTGATCATCTTTTTAGGTGCACTTTTAGTAAGTGTTTCCTCAGCGCCTGCATCCTGAGAATCTAATTTATCTTCTTGTTCACTCATCTATAACTCCTATTAACTTTAACTTATATGTTAGTTAAATGTTGAGATCCTCAACATCTTCATCGTCACCTACCCTACTAGCCTTTATACCATCATTGGCAGTAGTATCAACTTCTTCTATGTTGACATCCATTGATGCAGATACATCAGAGGCTGGTTCTAAACCAACCTTTGGCTCAGTGTTAAGGTCAGCAATCTCTGCAAACCTATCGGCATCCCAGAAGTTCTGGGTGGTGCAACGAAAACGTATCCATCGCGTCCAGATATTCTCTCCCATCTTTCCTGCCTCTTTATTGTAGTCTGAGGCACTAAATGTATGTAACTTAAGTCCTAATCTATGGGCCATTAACTTATGCTTGAATAGAACATAAGAGACTATGTAATATAACCATAGTACATGGTCACCAGCTCTATTAGCATGAATGCCAATGTCGACCATAACAGTGAAGACACCGGTTCCAGTTTCACCAAGATCATCAAATGAGCCAGCTAGATCATTTAATGCGGCTTTTGACTCATCCTCTGTCTCATTAGCTAAGTGTACACTAATAGATGGTATCTTTTGGGCGTTAAAAGCCCAAGCTTTAACTACAGGAATTTTGGTGGTTGAAAACCAGTTCCACACTTCATCTAAGTATTTATCACCATAGTCATTTGTTAGTTCATCTTGAGTATACTGACAAAATAAATCATAAAACTCAGCTTTATTTGCTCGTAGTTGTTTTATGCCATAGTCAATAACTTTTTGAACTACAATTTCAGGAAGGACCCAACTCATTAGAATCCCTCCTCATAACTACGTATTACGTCTAGCACTACATCATCATGTGAACTTTGAAGCATAGTATTTATTTCTATCAAGTCTTCTGTAAAGTTTTTCTCTTTTGCTGGAAGAACCCACTGATCACTGCGACTTTGTTTACTTGTTGCTGTTCTAAATTTAGTCTTAGCTTTAGAGTTTTTTGGAGCCATCTTGTTATATTGAGATAATGAAGCGGCATATCTCTCTGCAGAGATTGCTTTTTGAGCATCAAAGATATTTGTATGAATAGGTGGTTTAGGTTTCTTACTTGGTTCACCTACTGGTATAACTTTATAAACACCGCTTCCATCTTTCATAGGCTTTGCGCCAGACAATAAATTATCTAGATTAGGATATGGAGGTTCACTGAAGTCAGTGTTACCAGACTCTGTCTCTAATATGAATGCATCAGGTCTAGGACGAAGTGCATTGATAAAATCAGCTGAATCTTTCTCAACACCAGATTGAATAGCCATATCCATAGCAGAGTCTAATCTTTCTCTTAGAGAGAAAGCAATCTCTTGCTCTGCCTTGGCAGCTAGAGCTTCTACTAAAGACTCATCTAGTCCCTTATTACGCAGTGTATGTTTTAGTCTTTCAACTTCTAAGAATATATTAATCATCTGACTTACCGCGCTTTATTACTTTAGCTCGTAAATCCTGTAAAAAATTCTCTTTTTCTAAATTTGTCCAACCAGAATTAAATGTTATTTTAATCTTCCCGTTGGGAGATATTTCTACTTCAGGGCGTGGTAGATAGGGATAGTTATTATCATGTATCTGTACAGGATCTTTTCTATGTACAGAAAATGCTTCTACGGTCTCAGGTCTATTACCCATTTCTTCAATTTTATTCTGTAATTCTTTTAACTTTCTTTCTAGTTCGTCAATTTCTGAACCAGCCATACCAGCAAGGTGATTATGTTTCTCTGTTAAGTTATGAACAACATCTTCTAATTTATCAAAAAGAGTCATTATGCGAGCTTCAACTTGCTGAAGATCTACTGCCATACCATTTCGTATCTGTTCTCGAATGGTCTCCATCTCTTCATATATATTGGCAATATTGTGTTTTTTATAATTATCAATTAAGTTCTGCATGCCGCCGTGAACAGCGTCATCAGGTAAAGCATTGTCGTCTAGTAGTTCTAGATCTTTTTCATCTTCTGGTAGGTACCACTCAAATACACTCATGAGAGCGACAGTTAGTTCAGGTAGTGATTTATTGGTCCACTGATAAACTACTTTATGTCCATCAGTTACACGACCAGAATAAATATCGCTCATATGTTTGCGAATACTAATCTTGTGAGTATCTATATCGAAATCCCTAAAATCTTCATCCTGCATCTCTTTAACAACTTCACGTATCTTGCGGAAGAGACCGTTGCCAACTATACGAAGTGCATCACCATGTGTGACTTCTAGTACTGCATCTGCTTTCTGACGTACGATATTTTTCTCTAATTTTTCAATAGCAAGCATGCCAGCAAGTGATTTACCCATCTTCTCCCTAATTAGAGATTCTAATGGTTCAACACAGCAGTCACGCAACTTGTCCCAGGGAATATCACTAGGTTCAACCCAACGAGGACTCTTAATTTCATCTGTTGATTTAGGTTCACCAGTGAATGATTCAACTAAAAATACATCACACTCATTGCCGTTTAATTTACCAGACCAGATCTTTTGAGGATTCTTTCCGGTAATTCCAAACTCTTCTTTAAGTTCTCTTAATGCAGTGATATCTTTACTTCCATCAGCGTCATCGCAATGACCACCAGCAAAAGCTAATCCACCAGAACTATGACGTCCTAATAGGATTCTATTGTTATCATCCATTACTATAGCAGCTGCCGCATGACCCTTATAAAAATCCTCAAAAGACTTCTTAAGTTCTTTTTTTGATTTCTTATGTTTCTTGCGTTTTGCTCTATCTTCTTTAACTTTATCTTTAGCTTTGGCATGGTGTTTTTCACCCCATGTACCACCACGATTTTCGCCGTGATTTTCTGGAGCGTCTTTACTAGGGGCTGAGTATTTAGCTGCAATAGATTTAGGCGGAGTGCCACGACCACCAGATTTAGATGGATCAGCTTTTCCGTGTAATATTGCCTGCATCATTCTAAATTGCTTTCTGCTTACGCTTTGAGGCATATTTTTGCTCCCTTACTAGCATTAGCAGACTTTTCAAGTGGTTGTAAATTTTCTAATGTCCAACTCTTTTTAAAAGCATCATCATAAACTGAAGAATAATTAAAAGAACTGTCAGGAATTATGTGATCAATTTCCCATTTACCATAATTATCCCAATTCATCCATGGTTCAAAATTAGATTGAGCGCATCTATTACACAATTGAGCTTTATACGACTTAGGTTTATACCCTTTATTTGCGCCGCAACGATCACAAGAGCAAAAATATAGTTTGTTTTTACGGATCTTTCCGTGCAAACTTACCTCAATATGCTTGAATTGATCTAAATGCAACACGTAGACTCCTGTTTAAACTAGATACATCATTATAACTCATATTTAAGCTTAACTTAAGGGACAACTGGATTCTCTATTTTCTCGCCAGCACCCATCATAAAGTCACGTTTTACTAGTATCTGCTGTGGCAGTCTTCGTGCTTGTTTTGTACCATTTATCAACTCTTGTGTTATTCTTAGTTCACGAAGTGACTGTATTACAACATATACTGGTTTAGCAAAATAAGCCCAACCTACAACTTCTCCACGCTCTTTATCAACATTATATGCAGGTTCTTTGCCTGCTATCCATACTATTTCACCATCGGGACCAATATTGAAATCTACACCAAGCGTATAGAACTTTTGAACTCCATCTGTAATAGATGATGCATATTCTATTTTCTCTATAGGATATCTAAGTTCTTGTTTATTGCCAGCACGTGGTTCATATCCCTTAAGTTCCCAAAGCCGAACTGTGAAATCGGGAAGTTCAAACTTATCGTATGTATTGAAATCTGCTTGAGTACCATCTGCATACTCAGTTGGCAAAGTTACAACTGCTGTTCCAACTTCCCAAACTCCATGAGCTTCAAAAGTTTTCTCAATTGAGTTTCCACTAAAAACGCCCCAAATTTCTCTAACATCATAATAAATAATTCCTGAGTCATCGCAGAATTGACAGTCAGGCACATGAGCTTGAAAGTCAGTTGATTCTACGTTCATACAAGGTATAGCTTTGTGATGTAACATTCTAATACCTCTTTGATTCAATAGTTGATCAAAGCTGACTCCTTTGATAGATGGGTCAGGTAAATATATCGGCATCGGTGACGGCGTTGACGTTGTTGACGTCGCTGGCGGCAATGGATACGGCTGATTAGGTTTAGTTATAGACATAGTGAACCTATTATACCATCCTAACGATTATGAAAACTATCTAGGTTATTCTCCTGTATAATATTAACAGGAATCTGATATTAATGAATAAAATGGATATTGTTAAAAAGATTGTTGAAGAAGGCGGCAGTTGTTGTTGGGCTAGACCTAATATATGCGCTATCTGTCCACTCAGTATGCTAAAAATAAAGCCAAATGGAAGTTATATGTCTTGTATAGAATCACTTGGGGTACAAGACCTATCAGAAGAAGAAGCCGATGCAAAATATCTTGATATAGCATCACGCATACTTCTATCAGAAGCCATAGAAGAGATCATCGGAGATAAAAATGGCTCTGAGTAAACAAGATGCATCAACCTTAGATGAGATAGTAAATCTAGATGGTAAATGTATGGATTCAATGAGGTGTACAAGATGTCCGTTTCGAGCAATGTGTCTTCCAGAATTCTTAAATCCAATTCCACCCACTCAACAACAAAGAGTAAAAATGGCATTAGATGTCTTAACACATCATGCTCTTGTAGACGAAGAGATGACAATAGAGGATGTTCGAGAGACATACCGATGGGACAAAAAATAGCAACCTCTATAGAAGAGGTAATGGAAAGGCAAAATAAAGACTTTTCTAAATATTTTCTCTATATGTTTATGATGAAACTTATTGGTCCACGAATCTATAAAAAGATCTCGTAATTATCCCCAATATAAATTTCCAGCACCATCAGTTTTAAGTGATTGACCAGCAATTCCGGTATCAACTGGTAGTGTTAGTGTGTAATTTGCCGCTAATGCTTCGGGTGCTTTAATACCCGCTGAAAAAGTACTGCTTTCTTCATAAAATTTCAAAGCAGGTGCGATTATGCCATTATAAGATCGTAAATTTACAAACTCTGTGCCAGCAAATAAATCAATATCTAATGCAGAAGCAATATTTAATGCGTTTATTGGTGAAAAAACAGAGGAGGTTTTTACTTCGCCGACTGGAATTGTGTCTGAGCCAATATTAAATGTTGCTGCGTTAAATAATAAATCGACTCCAATCGAAGTCGTAGTTAGGTTGCCTAAATTTGTGCTAGCCTTTGTTGCCCATGTAGTTGTCCCAGTACCATCGGTTTCTAAAACTTGCCCAACCGTGCCGTCGTCTGGCGGTAGAGTTAAAGTGTACCCTGCTGAAAGTGTTTCTGGCGCTTTAATACTCACATAGAAGTTTTCATCTCTATCGGAAAATTGTAGTTTAGGGGCAGAGACTCCACCAGCATATCCCAGGGTAAGAGTGTTCGCAGATAAATAAACATCCCCGTCAGAATTATTATTAGTGCTGATAGAAACATTTCCAGTATCCAGTGCAACATACGAAAATGCAGCTTTATTTCCAAAGAAAACAGCATTGCCAATCCCATACACCTGTAGTAATTCTATAGTTCCTGTTCCAGCAGAGTTTCTTGCTAAAAGAGGAGTCTGATGAGGAAGTCTTAAAGTTTTCCCAGTCGCCATTAACAGATCTTGGCTAACTGCCGTAGTCACATCTAAGTTTGAAAGCGCGGTATTTGCGCCGCTTCCTCCAGGAATAGTAATTAAAATTTCATCAGCAGTTGGCATCGTGGCAGTTACACCTGCACCAACAAAATTAATTGATGTTGCTGCAGAAGTTAATGTAGAACCTTCGTCCATTACTGCTATTATTGCACCATCAGCTCCATCAGCACCATTGGCGCCTGGTGAACCCGGTGGTCCAGCTGGTCCAACTGCACCATCAGCACCCTTCTTACCTTCATTAATTACTATAGTTTTTATATCTGACATGTGCGTGTTACCTCTGGAGAAACATTAAATACACCAGATAAAATCCGGTTAACAGTTCCGTCTGTGTAGTGAATCTCTACATCGTAAGCAAATTGTGTTGGGATACGTTGTGCTGAATTAGAGGGATTACATTTTAGTTTTGATGTAGCTACAGCGCTGAGTGTTATTGCAAACTGTCCCAATAAAAGATTTGTAGGTTCAACTACAAATTCAGCCTCTATAGTCTTATTGGATGCAGTCTTTCTTACTTGTCCAATTATAAGCGCTGTAGTGATATCTATAGGATCACCTAAGCCGTCTAACACCTCACAATCAAGTCTAAAATTAGTGCCTTGATCTATGTCAAAATTTGTATCAGCCATAGTGTGTTCCTTAAATCATCTGTATTCATATCATTATAACATAGGTTGACATTAGAGTGAGAGTATCACTAATACTCTGCTATAATATAACTAACAGAAACTCTGTATCTATAGGCGGAACTTAGTGAAAACTTTATATTCTTCATCACTCCAAAACCGCCCATCAATGATAAAAGGAAGTAGCCATGGAAAAGCGAGTCAAGAGACCCGTTCATTTTCATTTCAACAGCAGACAAGAAATGTTGGATATGTATTACTCAATACAACTGAAGGTATTTCTTCAGCAGCTACTACATGCTCACTATACTCGTGGAGTATAACTACCTCTAGATGAGAGGCGAGAATCCACCAAATTCACATGAATTAGCTAAGCTTGAGTGTAAACTTAAGTTTCTCTATTTCCTTAGGGACCTTGGTATCAAGACTGCTATCCCAGCTTCTGTAGCGGCATTTGTTGAGTATATGGAAAAAGTAAGTGAACTCTCAGTTCTTGGGGTCACTGATGTCTCATAGTTGTTTTAGTGATATAACAGATGAGCAAGTCACTGCGGTGCATCATCTTATAAACTTCTTACGATTATTGCACATCATTGGAGAGATAAGATTCTCAGTAACTAAGAGCAACAATAAATATTCTATGAGCTTTAAGTCCTATGATTCAAATAAAAGAAAAAGAGGTCTTATTCACATAACGCGCGATATGGCTATTTTACGCAAGACTTCTGTACCAAAATAGTTTCGCCATTGTGATCATTTTCTAAATTAAATGCACTTGCTATTATATATTTAATACCTATAAGAGGTACATTGTATTTTGTTACTTTAAGCTTTGTAAGGAAGCTGTGAAGGTTTACTCGTGCTTGATAATCTTTAAACTCCTGCTGGCTCATCATGTAGATTCCGTTATCCACTGAGGAGATACTTTTATCAAATGACCTGTCTTCTTAAATAGATACATATGTGTTCCGTGACTATCAATATGACGTCTTGCGCCCAATAGTCTTCCCATAAACATGGCCAGACAACACTCTGGGCGCAAGTATCTTCTCTGCTTGTATCTACTCATACAAACTTCCTGAATCTTTTATCTAATTTTGCTAGAAAATTAATTAGAGCCTCACGTGCAAACATATGAGCTAGACCTACCATTGGGTGCCCACGATCAATATCCATTCTTGTATTCTCTGCCTTATACATAGAAATCTCTAAAGATTTCAAAATATCTTGTGTGCTCATTCATCTATATTCCAAGTAATTGTACTGTTTCCAGTGTCGTCGTTCAAGTAATTGTTGCACCAGTTGATTCTGAAAGGGGCCCCCGCTCTATATGCATTATATTGAGTCTGAGCGGCTTTTACGTTAAGCATAGCTAGAAACTTAATTAGATCAATGCGACTATCAGAGTCATTGCTCCAAGAGATCCCATTAAATGAATATCTCAGAGAATCTGTTAAATGGTCCATTATAAATTCCCTATATTCTCTACTACATAGTTATGCACAGAGTAACTTTGTCCTGCATAAGTCCACTGTATTGGTCTCGCATCTACAAAGTATTTAATACTCTTTACAACTCTTAGTTTAATGAGAAACATAATTAAGCTGTGTGTTGCTTCGTCTCTAATTATCATAGCACCATACCTGTATCATCTGTGTTTCATTCTCTGCAGCATAAAAACATATGTACTCTTTTATAATACCTAAACTCCATAATAGCTTTATCAAACTTATAGTGGGGTGGTAATCACCCTCTGTTTTTACTATTATAAAATTATGTCTCTTCATAAATGAATTATACATCTCGTTCTTTTATCGTCATCTTTATGTTGTAGTACCTACCGTGCGGGTTCTCGTAAGAGAAGAGAGTCTCTATGATGCCAAGTTGTTTTAAGAAGTACAGCAGATGAATCTTGTAGTCGGCATCGATGTATCGCTTGCCGATCGGTAATTGATAGTACATTAGTCACCGACGCCGGGGTTGCGCTCGTTGTAGACGCTCTGCATCGTATGTGCTGGCTTCCCAACATTCTTGAAGTTTGTCTTACCAGCCTTAACATTACCAGTACTGCCTGTTGCGTGCAACATACCCTTCCTACCGTTGTCTACATGTAGAGCACCATCTTTTGCGTTGCCGCCAAAGACTTTATATTTTTCAGATGTTGGCTTGTAGTCAGAGGTGGGCTCTTTTGGTATGGCTGGTTTTATGACAGCAGCTGGGGCCGCAATTGCCTTGTGCAAAGTCCACTGGCTACCTTTATTAAAACTTAAATATTCTCCAGACATGAGAATATTTTATCACACTTATGGGCCTTTCTCTTTGGAAGCGGGCAAGCACCCGATGATGAGAATAAGAACAAGAAATATAATAAATATAGAGTGTTCTGTGGTAGTCATCGTGACATGCCCGAGGTTAAGTGTGTAGTCTCATTGTATCAGGGCAATGGTGGTGGGTATCGATGGATGTCACTGAGTGAATATGGAAATGGTGGGTGGAGAGGGTTAACCGGTTTATATATCTTCAGCTTATATAAGAAGATGAAGAGATTATTTATCATTATCATGTTGATTTGTTCTGGTGTCATAGTGGTGGGCGAACGCCTAGTTTATGTAGGAATAGGAAGAGGTCGCGATGAGTGATATGCATGTGATGTTCTGTGATTAGGTTGCCTGTAGTGATGGCCTTGCGTTTGAGGAGGTAGGCAAGGTAGTTGTTTTCAGGAATATCGTAGATGTAATCGTTGATTGGATTATTACGTCTTTCATATGATGGAAAGTAAGGACTATTAATTATAATTGCCATTTTATATTTATACCCGGGGAGAGTACTGGGTACCTGTGTGTGGATTAGGTTAGAGGGTGGCGGGGCCTGTTTTATAGGAAAAAGCTTATGTACAAAAAGACTTGGCGGCGAGTACCACTCCTGACTCTAGGGTTCCCTTGTAAGTTGAGGATAGCGGGTCCTGATTTTATTGACCACTATCTCCTACTGAATCTAAATGGAATCATATTAACGAGGGGGAATGAATGACTCTGAACATATACAGTGTTATGAGTGCGAAGGGTGTTAGGTATTATGTTGATTCATCTGAGGGTAGATTGCACATACTGAACGAACGGTCATTGGTATGGAATCTGAAGAGAGTGTTTGATATAGGTCCTGAAGATACTAAGGGCATAATGCAGGAACTGTATGCGAGCGGATGTGCGAAGGTTACTCTGACTATAGCTGCTTAATAATTAAAGGCAATAATGCCAATAACTAAGGGGGAATGAATGACAAAGGTAAATCAAAAAGAAGCGGTTTATTCCGCGATCTGTTCTGTGTTGAGCGAGTCTGGTATCAACTTCTCTGAGGGTATGGATGTTGGTCCGGTGATGTCGCGCGAGCTACGAGCTCAGGTGAACAACATCTTGTTCCACGGGTTCAAAGAGGGTTCGATCGACTTGGATCGTGAGTTCACAGACAGCGAGCTGAAGGCATACGTCAGCGGCTTGCAGTCCAACTGGATACGCAAGGACAAGCGACTGAACGGCAACACCACATACATCGCCAAGAATCCCGGCTCACGAGCTGGAACTGGCGACCCACAGCTTAAGGCGATGAGAGCGTTGTTGAGCACACTGACGACTCCTCAAGACAAGGCTGAAGTACAGAAGCACATCGATGCAAGAGTTAGTGAGATCGCTGCTACCAAGACTGTTAAGGTGATCGACTACTCTGCTCTGCCTGCTGACCTCGCTGCTAAGTTCTCTAAGTAATCAA